GTTTTACTAGGGCGCAGCGTTGACGGTCTAACGTATGTATATGGAAGAGAAAAAATGCCGTTGGTGCGGCTGTTTGTTTTTTGGTCATTCTCGGCGGGTTGCCTGTTCATCTAAGGAGTGTCAGCGGAAAAATTACATTGAGGGCATAAATAAACGCGGACGCGCAAAGCTCGCAAAAAAATACGCGCATGAAATTTCATGTTTTAAGTGTGAAAGATGCGGCGGGCCGTGGGTTAAAAAACGCGGCACCGTAAGCGGATCAAGGTTTTGTTCTAGCAAATGCAGGGAAAAGACGCGGCGCGAAAAAAACAAGAACATCCCGGGACACAATGAGAAGCTAAGAAAATGGAGGGCGCGGGCATGGGAAAAATTAAGATCTAATCCGGTCAAATGGGAAGCGTGGCTTAGGCGGAGGTGGAAAAATACAAATTGGAGAATAGCCCACAGAATGAGAAACAGAATGCGCGAAGAGCTTCTGTGTAAAAAGCCAAGGCCAACAAGTGAAATGCTTGGGTGCCCAGTTGAGTTTTTCAAGACATACATAGAGGAAAGGTTTTATGGCAAAATGGCCTGGGATAATTGGGGCGAAGTGTGGGAGCTGGATCACATAATCCCATGTGCCTCATTTGATTTGTCAAACGAAGAAGAGGCCCGTCGCTGTTTTCATTACAGCAATTTTCAACCGCTTATAAAAACTGAAAACAGAATCAAGTCGGACAAAATTACGCAACCACAGCAATCTCTTTGTTTATGCCACGCGTAGCAATAGGACAGGACTGGACAATAGAAGTTGCCGCCGCCGAGTTTGGCGTAAATCCAAAAACGCTTTCTAACAGGATGAAGCGTTACGGCATCGCCCCCAACCAGTCTGGCGGATACACAACAAAACAAATTTGTGAAGCAGTCTTTGGAGACATAGACAATGAAAAGCTCAGGCTCGTCAAAGAACAGGCGGACAAGATTGCCATCGAAAACAAACAAAGCCGCCGCGAACTTGTCCCAGCAAAAGAGTTTGGGGAGATCGTCAACCGCGCCCTTGAAAGCATTAGGGCAACTGCGATGTCGGCGTCAAACCTCGAAACACAAGACCGAGACAAAATTCTTTTATCAATCAGAGACGCTTTGGTCGGCGTGGAGGACGCTGTTAAACGAGAGGTGGTTCAAGACGCTGACGCCGCCGCCGAGGCTTAAAGTTTCGGAATGGTCAGAGCGTTTTCGCTATCTTTCGCGTGAATACTCGGCATCTCCCGGGCGCTACAGCCTGACTACAACGCCATACGCAAGAGAGCCGCTCGACTGCGCTAATGATGAAAGCGTTCGTCTTGTTGTTTTGATGTGGGCAAGCCAAACCTCAAAGACGACGGTTATTGAAAACGTTCTTGGATACCACATTGCGGCTGACCCATCTCCGCAGTTAATGGTTCAGCCAGGAATTGAATACGCCGAAGCGTGGGCCAAGGAAAGATGCGAGACAACAATCAGAGACACACCTGTTTTAAGGGAGCTAGTCGGCGAGCGCGGGGCTAGGTCTAACGACAACACGATAACCTACAAAGCCTACCCCGGAGGCAATTTGGCAATCGTTGGCGCAAATGCGCCGTCTGGTTTGGCGGGAAGACCTAGGCGCTGTGTTTATTTGGATGAAGTTGACAGGTTTAAGGGAAGCGCGGCTAAGGAGGGAGATCCTTGTTCGCTCGCCATCCGCCGCACCGAATCCTTCCACAACTCCGTCATCTACATGACCTCGACTCCAACCGTCAAGGGGGCGAGCCGAATCGAAGCCGAGTATGAGCAAACAGACAAACGAAAGTGGTTCTGCAAGTGTCCCAAGTGTTCGCGCCACCAGACTTTGGAGTGGCGACAAGTTCGCTGGGATGACGGCAAGCCAGAGACGGCGCGTTATGAATGCGAGTCATGCGGGGCAGCTTGGGGAGATGCTGAGAGGTGCGAGGCGATTCGCGGCGGCGAATGGCGTCCCACTGCACCGTTTTCTGGGAAGCGTGGATATTTTCTCAACGGGCTTTGCTCTCCTTTCAAACCGAAGCGCGGCTTTGTTTCAAGACTGCACCAAGCCGCCGTCGAGTTCCTTGAGGCCAAGGCTGGCGGGCCGGAACAAATCAAAACGTGGACGAACACGTTCCTTGCCGAGACGTGGGAGGAAGAGGGAGAAAAGATTGAGCTGACCGGATTGACGGCGCGTTGCGAGGCGTATGCGCCCGACTCGCTGCCGAATGAGGTGGCGCTGATCGTTGGCGGGGCTGACGTGCAGAAAGACCGCATTGAGGTGGAGTGGCTGGGCGTGGGTGATGGCGACGAGACATGGGGCATCGACTCGGTTCAAATCATTGGCGACACGGAGAAGCCGGACACTTGGGCGAGGTTGAGCCACGAATGCGAGCGCCGGTTCAAGCGGCAGGATGGGGTGGAGTTGCGGGCTACGGCGGTTGCGATTGACATCCACTTCAGGCCGCGGGCGGCGCGTGAATGGTGCGTGCGTCACGGGACGCGGGTGCTGGCTTGGCCGGTGTTCGGCATCGGCGGCGATCAGGTGGACCTGACCGTGAAGCGGTTCAACAAGAACTGGAACCAAGACACATGGAGCATCGCCACTAATCAAGCGAAGGATGTCATCTTCTCCCGGCTCAAGATCGAGGTTCCCGGCCCGCGCTACTGCCACTTTCCGCGCACCTACACGGACGCATGGTTTGGCCAGTTGACCAGTGAACGTGCTGTGACGCGCTACACCAAGGGGTTCCCCAAGCGGGTGTATGAGAAAAGCAGCGGGGCGAGGAACGAGGCGCTGGATATGCGCGTCTATTCGTTGGCCTGCCTGGAGATACTGCGCCCAAACATCGAGGCGATGCGGCGCAACCTGAAGCCGTCCGAACCCAAGGCTGCGCCGCAGCGCGGGACGACGGCGAGGATGGGCGGCTGGATGCGTTGACGGCCTGCATTGGTTGTTGTGTTGTTGTGGTGGGCTGGCCCGGAGGGGCTTTGTGGTTTTCACCCTCCGGGCCTTTGCGTTGACGGACGGGCAAAAATGAATGGCAACGCTGACAACCCTCGCTGCATTGCCCTCGGTCATCAATGCCGGGGAGACCTTGCTTTTTGCCGTCCAAGTTGCCGGATACCCTCCCGGTGATGGTTGGACGCTTTCTTACTTCCTGAAGAACAAGGACGCCGCGGTGGTCGAGCTGACCAGCACGCAGAGCGGCAGTTATCACCTTTTCAATGTTGCCGCCGATGTGACCGGGGGCTGGACGGCGGGTGAATACTTCGGCGTGGCCCGCGTTGACGACGGGACCAACTTTCGTGTTGTCTCGGATGTCCGGCTGGAGATCCGGCAAGACCTTTCCCAAGTCGGCGCGGATTACGACCCGCGCAGTCATGCCCGAAAATGTCTGGATGCCATCGAGGCGGTGATGGAGGGGCGGGCGTCGAGGGACATCATCAACACGACCATTGCTGGCCAGAGCGTTGGGCGGATGACGCCTGAGCAGTTGGCGTTCTGGCGGAATTACTACCGTGCGGAGGTCTCGGCGGAAGACGCGGCGCTGGACGCGGCGAACGGCAAGGCGACGGGCAAAAACATTTTAATGAGGTTCAACTGATGCGAGCTTTAGACAAGGTGGCAAGCTGGCTGGGTTACTCCAGAATCGACGACACGCGGCCAGTGGATTCCCGCTCGTTTCTGGCCGCGATACAAAGCCGGCTCACGCAGGATTGGGTGGTCACCAACCAGAGCGCCGACTCGGCGCTGCGTTACGATGTCAAGACCATGCGCGACAGGGCGCGTGCGCTGGAGCGGGACGAGAACTACATGCGCCGGTATCTCAAGCTGGTTGAGAATAACGTGCTGGGCGCGGACGGCATCGGATTCCAATCGAAGATTCGCGAGACGGCCAAGAACGAGTCGGGCAAGTTCGTCGAGCGATACGACACGCGGGCCAATGGCGCCGTGGAAAAGTCGCACCGGAAATGGTCGCGCCGCGAGTTCTGCGACTTCACCCAGTGCAATTCTTGGGCTGAGATACAGCGCATCGCGCTGCGCTCGGCGGTGCGCGACGGCGGCGTTTTGCTGCGAAAACATTATCCCGAGGACAATCCGTATCGTTTTGCCCTGGAGCCTATTGAGATTGACCACCTTGACGTGGACTACAATGCGTCTTTTTCGCCCGGAACAATCGTCAAGATGGGCGTGCAGTATTCTGGCGCGAGGGTCGCCGGCTACTGGATTCTGAAGAATCATCCGGGCGAGACGTTTCAGTATGTGGGGCCGGGGCTGTGGCGCGAGTTCGTGCCGGCCGCCCGCATCATCCATCTTCATCGGCCAGACCGGATTGGCCAATCAGTTTCGCCGCCGTGGATACACTCAGCCACCACTGGTCTTCGTCACCTATCAAAATACTCGGAAGCCGAAGTTGTGGCAGCGCGATCCGCGGCGGCGAAGATGGGATTCCTTGTTCCGACCCAGACCGCCGCGCCTCCCGGCTACACCGGAGCGACAGACACGGCGGGCAACAAGTATATGGAGGTGGAGCCGGGGAGCATTGAGCAACTTCCGTTCGGGTATGACTTCAAATCCTTCGACCCGTCCCATCCCAATTCCGCGTTCAAGGATTTCGTCAAGGCGCAACTGCGCGAAATCAGCGCCGGCCTTGGCGTGAGCTACACCTCGCTGGCCAACGATTTGGAGAGCGTCAACTTCAGCAGCATTCGGGCTGGGTTGCTGGAGGAGCGCGAGGAATGGAAGGCAATCCAGAACTGGTTTGTCGAGCGGTTGGTGATGCCCGTCTTTGAGGAATGGTTGCAGATGGCGCTGGTGGCCGGCGCGGTGACGGACGGCAATCTGGTTCTGCCCGTGGCCAAGTTCGACAAGTTCAACCAGCCCGAGTTCAAGCCGCGCCGTTGGGATTGGGTTGATCCGTTGTCCGACATGCAGGCCAGCGTGCTGGCGGTGGAGAAGGGATTCAAGAGCCGCCGTCAAATCATCGCGGAGGCGGGCGGCGACATCGAGGACACGTTCCAAGATATCTCAGCCGACGAAGACCTGGCGGAGACGCACGGATTGGACTTCAGCGCGACGGCCAAAAACGAGGCCAACACGGCGGCGGCCATGCCCAAGGGGAGCAACGGCAAGCCGCGTCCCGTTGACGAAAAGGAGAAAGTAGAAGCACCATGAACCGTTTTTCACCCAGCGAGACTTTTTTCCGCACCGCGGAACTGGACCGTGCCGCCGCCGATGGCGACAAGCGCACGGTGGAACTGTCATTCAGCTCCGAGCTGCCGGTGCAGCGGGGGAGCTTCTACGAGATTTTGAGCCATGCAGACGGTCATTGCGACCTGTCCAGGCTGAATAGCGGGCACCCGCTACTTCTTAACCACGACACTGAGCAGTTGATCGGCGTCGTTGAGTCCGCCCGAGTCGATGCCGACAAGAAGGGGCGGGCGACGGTGAGGTTTTCCAAGTCTCAAAAGGCTGATGAGATTTGGCGGGACGTGCAAGATGGCATTCGCCGATTGGTTTCGGTGGGCTATCGACGCACGGAAGAGTTGGGCGCAGAGGTCAAGGACGGGCGGGAGCTTGTCCGCTTTGCGTGGCAACCCTACGAAATCAGCCTCGTGTCCGTGCCCGCTGATGCGACGGTGGGTGTTGGCCGCGAACAAACTTTGGAGTCGCAACAACCGGAGCCGGAAAAACCCAAAACCCCGGAACCGGAGAAAGAAAAAAGAATTATGAGTGAGAAGATTGAATCAGTTATCGAGCAGAAGCCCGATACCCGCGCCAAGGAAATCCTGGCAATGGCAAAGCGCATGTCCGACAAGGTTGCTGGCGTGCGCGAAATGGCTGACAAGGCCATCGAGAGCGACCTGAGCGTCGAATCGTTCCGCCAGCAGATTCTCGACAATCTGCCCAAGGCCGAAGCGGTTGCGCCCAAGATCGAGAAGTTCACCGCCCGCGACATCAGCGGCTACTCCATCACCCGCGCCATCAACGGCATCGATCCGGTGGTGACCCGCCAGCCGCAGCCCTGGCGCCAGGCCCTGCAGTGCTTCGAGGCGATGCTGGAGGCGGCGGATGTGGTTCTGGCCCACAACGCCGCGTTTGATCGCCAGTGGTTCGGGCGGGGCGATCTGCCCGCCATCCGCCAGCCCTGGCTGTGCAGCATGGAGGACCTGCGCTGGCCAGCGGAGCGCGGCCTGCGCGCCAATCCCTCGGTGCGCGATCTGGCCCTGGCCTACGGCGTGCCGGTGTGGGCTGCTCACCGCGCGCTCACCGATTGCATCTACCTGGCACAGGTGTTCGAGCGTTGCGCCGAGCTGGAGGTGTTGTTGCAGGCCGGCCTCGAGCCCCGCCGTCTGTACCGCGCCCGGCTGTCCTACGAGGAGCGCCACAAGGCGCGTGAGGCGGGGTTCCGCTGGAACGAGCCGATCAGCGGTGCCTGGAGCCGGCGTCTCTCGGAGCGGGAGGCTGCACTGCTCAGCTTCCCCGTGGTGGCCGTGGACGATCCGGCGCTGCGGCGCTCGGCCTGATTCTCTTCAGCAACAGGAAGCGGAACCGGCAATCCGGCGGGCTGGGGCGTCCCATGGCCATCCTGAGCACGACCCCCGCGGGCCAGGCCATGGCTCAGCCCACCGACCTGCGGACCCAGGTGCAGCGCTGGCAGGACACCCGAACCTGGGCGCGTCTGATCCGGGAGGCCGAGGCCCTCTGGCATGTGGATGTGCGCGATCTGCGGCGCCTCGGTGCCCTGGAGCTCTCGCAACTCCTGCAGGAGGTGCCGCCGCGGCTGCGGCCACGGGTCAACCGCTGGCTGGCCTGCTACGGCGTCAGCACCCG